TTTGCCACTTTTAGCCAAGCGCACGAGGGTTTGGATATACCTTCTCTGGATACGGTCATTCTCGCGACACCTAAATCGGATATCGTCCAATCAATAGGTCGCATCATGAGGGAAACAAAAGGTAAGAAGAATAACCCTAACATATACGACATATTTGACCAATGGTCTGTGTGTCACGCGATGTATAACAAACGACTCCGTGTGTATAAACAGGGTGGTTTCAAAATGCCGAAGATGAAAGAAGAAGAACCCAACCAATTCGAAAAAGGTGAATGCCTTATTAAATTTTAATTCATTTTGCCATTTGTGTAGTGTACGAATGGTAAAGTGAACAGTTTACTTTTTAATAGAGTCCATCGCGGCGAGCGCGAGAACACCCGCGATAAAGAACAATACGACATAGTTTGTCTCTGTGTCTTCGGTCTCAAACCCTCGTGGCGCCGATCTTCTTGGTGGAGATCGCACCTGAGGAGCCATCAGAGGTGGCTCCTCTTCGATGGGACAGTACCCTATCATTTATACTCTATGTTTACAAATTTATTTCGACTGACTTTTTCTTACGACCACGTTTACTCTTGGTAGCCGTGGAGACCTTCACCTCCTTGACATCATCATCTTCTTGTGCTTCTTCTGGTGCTTCGACTATATCAGAAATTGCATCGTCGTCATCATCATCAATAGTTGGGATTGGTTCTGGTGCAGTCGTTGACATTGGAGGCGCTGGTGGCATCATGATATTACCCATCAGACTCGATATATCCACACCTGGTCCCTTCATTTCATACTGACCGGAAGACTCCGATGATGGCGCGGGTGGTTCCGCGCCACGTGGATTTGTATTCTTCACGGCATCAACCATGTTTTGTACGAGTCCGGGATTTTGTTTCAAAATATCATTCATATTAGGCATGACAGATTTGAACATGCTATTCGTCAAGTGGAACATCATCGCAGAGCCACCGAGCATCATGATAAGTTTTATTTCTGGTGCAACGGCAACCTTAGACCTATATTTAACGTAAAGTTCCTCAAACACTTCATCATAATCATCAACTGACTCCATCACGTTCTCGCTCCATCCATCAAGCTGAATCTCGAATGGATTGTATTTCTTGTTTAGGAATTCAAGCCCCGTACAGCACGCAACAAGCATGCGCCTAGAGAATTTAATAGACTTTTCAACATCTATACTATAGGTAATTCTCTTTACTTCTGTTCTTAAATCATCGACATTGGAATACACATTAAGTCGCTTGTTTACAGCAAATCCCTTCTTTTCGAGTCGACTGAGCTTGTTCACCAGATCACTCTTTTCCTCGTCAATTGACTTGTATCCAGGGGAAGGTCTCTCTTCTTCCTGCATCGCGTAGTCACCTTGGATGTACGGCTGTTCTTCCTCCTCTTCCATTTCACCGTAGTCAACTGGATCTTCGGTATAAATCGGTGGCGCACTTTGTTTCGTTGGATTCGCAAACGCGTCGATGTTTTCCTGAACCGCGGATTCCATGGGTGGGGGTGCCGTTCGATTCGTTGGTTTATACACAGTGGGTTTTGGTAATACTCTAGAGCTTCTGGGACGTGGAGCTTCGATTTCTATCTCATCCATGAGAGCCTGTTCATTATCATCGAGCTTCATGACATTTCCCTGACTTCTATCGAGTATTATCTCTCCGTCCATTACTCTGTACTTTGAAACTAATCCAATTTCTTTAACGCACTTAATATAAAAATATCAATTAGATAATAATGAAGCTTAACCTTAATGCCACCAACCGAAACGTACTCACTGCTATTGTGATTGTTTTCTGCTTGTTGTCTTTGTTGATGACCCTGTCCCCAAGATCCAGAAGCTATTACCAGCCCAGACCAATTAACCTCGAACTCGCTGAAGATGGTGAAGGGTCCATTTTTGATTTGGAACACAAGATCGATTGTGTACCAGGTGTGCCAGACGCCGGTTACTACTCGAAGACTAGTGGCCCAGGTGGTATCTGCGGTGACCAAAAATTCGTGAAGGCGCAAGCCGACGCTAAGATTGTAGGTGGAATAGGTGGATCTTTAATCTAAGGGTATATTAATGATCCCAGACTTTGAATACGAGTATCACTCAATAACCGTCGACACGGTCGGTCAGGATAGTAAAAACACGTTTACAGTGCATTTGACACAGCCAATTGAGAATGTCGTACAGGCCAAGCTCTCCGCGGCCCGAATCGATGCTCTCACTTCTAATGTGTGTCATATTTCAGTCGAAGAACTCGACACTAGTTTTTCCCAGAGAACCTCCAATTTGTACGGTGGTCAGTCGGATTTGACCATTCTCAATAGAAATTTCGCATCTGTCATTCAAGAAGGATCTAATCCAATTGTATTTAAGGGCCAATACGATGTCTCCACACAGTACATGACACCGATCCGAAAAATTGACAGGTTAACATGTGTTCTTCGGGATCAAACAGGTTCCACTATAAAAAATGGAGCCGATAATATTTTAATGTTCAAATTTGTTTGTAAGAATAAGAATCTTCCATTTGTTGATTCAGGGCGTTAGGTACGTACATTTTTTACCTTCTACTATAATAAATGTCATCAGGCGTTGTTCAATTGATAGCGATAGGTGCCCAAGATGAGCATATCATGGGGTCACCAGAGATATCATTTTTTACGTCGACATTTAAACGGCATTCAAATTTTTCACAGTCCGTCGAGAAACAAATGATGCAGGGGCATGTGAAAAATAACGCTATGACATCGATTAAATTCGAAAAAACAGGGGACATGCTCGGACATGTCTATATCGTAATGGATGACAACTCAGAGGCATTGGACTCACCAGACTGGACATCCATCATAGATAAGGTTGAATTATACATAGGTGGTCACTTAATAGACTCCCAGGAATCAATTTTTACCGAAAAAATCGCCATAGATACGTTCGCACAAAATGTATCAAAGAGTTCAAACGGCCCACACCCAGGTCTGAGTTCCAGGTCGTATTTCTACCCACTTCGCTTCTTTCATTGCGAAGGCCCACAATCTGCCATTCCACTCGTGGCGTTACAATACCAAAATGTAGAAATACGCATTCATTGGGGATCGAATGTTGGAACAAACAACTACGAAGTATACGCAAATTACTATTATCTGGACAACGAAGAGCGAGGTAATATAGCATCGAGAAATCATGATATTTTGATAACTCAAGTTCAAAAGAATATACCATCGGGTGAATATATTCAAGACCTCACTTTTTCGCATCCAGTAAAATACATAGCATGTTCCGATACATCATCGAGTGGTGCTCTTACATCTACTTCAAATAGAATCAAATTAAACATAAATGGCTTGGATATAGGTAATTATAAATGGGCTAAACCTCATTATATTGACATAATGGCCTATTATCACACAAACTATGTAACTTCACCAGATTTCTTTTTGTATTGCTTCTGTCTATTGACAAGCTCTCTCCAGCCAACAGGTTCACTTAATTTCAGTAGATTAGATTCAGCGAAGATAATCAGTGAATCTATGACTATTACAGACCCAATTTATGCGGTCAATTATAACATAATCAGAGTTCAAAATGGTATGGCGGGTTTAGTATACGCGAATTAAAATACACCCGTATATTAAATGGTAAAGAATTCCGTTGTAAATCAGCCGACAGACATGATTCGGCTGGGGAGACACGCGGATTCCGAACAGCCCAATAACTCGATTGTGTTTAACGCTTCGGAATCTAAAATTCGTGATATCTCTCACAGCGGATTATACATAAGTCCAATAAGAAATGCGTATGCATCAAACTTACTTGCGTATGATTCGATCACGAAGGAAGTTGTCGATATCGGTGGAAACACTATCAAAATTGATGACTTGCAAGTTAAAAACCTTGATGTTATGAACATGACAACTCTTAATGAGGAACACGTGTATACACCCATTTTATCAATAGGGGAGGGTTGCCCCGAAAATGAAAACGTTGGTGTTGATATTCACGGGATACGAATGATACACGATAAATCCGATGGTGTGTTACATGTCAATAAAAACACCGCATTCGATGGAACTGTAGAAGCTTCGCAATTCGTAGGTGATGGCGGTCTATTATCAAATGTACAATATGACTTACATGTTGACATAGGCGATGTGGTGGAGAATCTACATGTTCGCGATAAATTACAAGCGGATGGTGGACTTTTGTCTAACATATCAGTTTCACAAATCAAAGATTTTAAAGATTATTCACCTGTGTTTACAGACCTAGAAACAAAACGAGATGCTATAATCGGGCGGAATGTATATTCCAAAGGAAGAATCCACGCGAAGGGAAGTATAAATTCGGATAATAAGGTTACGGCTTCAACATTTCATGGCGACGGATCACATTTGGAAGGTGTATCTAAGCCACATGAACTGAAACAATTGCAAAGTGCACTCAGTGAGCTATCTCAAGATATAGAACGTTTGTCTAAAATCAAAGTACTTACACAAGAAGATATAAATCATGCAATATTAGAAGTGAATGACGAAAATACGAAAACAACCGAAGATATTAAAAGTAGTGTTACCAAAACGAATGATAGGGTGTGTGCTATAGAACCTCGTATAAAAGAGTTGGATATACACAATGCACAAATCAAAACGAATGAAACCAAACTATCTGTGATACAAGACACGGTCAGCATGTTACCCGATTTCGAGCTCATACAGAAAAATATAGCTGATATCCAACAGGTCATAAATACATTTGGAAAGCACTTGGATGTTAAAGTTAATAGAACTAAAATAAATCAAGCCGAGAGAGACATAACCAGTGTCAATAAAAAAATAGAAAAGATACTCGAATCGGTCAGATTGCTTGACATAAGCCTAAAAACATCTGTTAATCATTCATACACTATAGAAACTAAACTGAATGAGTATGTACCACTGACATATATACCCGGAATAGAACTAAAGATAGATGAAATCAAAAATGCACCTCTCAAAGGTGATGGTTCTATGATATCAAACATAACTCTTTCAAATGTCTTGAGTTGTTCAAATCAATCGAATACACCACTGTTTATACAGAATGATATCACGAGTAAGAAACTCATACTCACCGGTGAAGCACTTCCAATAACTTCGCGTTTAGGTGAAGTGAAGACACTTTCTATGGGTGATTTAGCTGAAATAAATGTATACAAGAAAGCGAATTGTGGTACACTATCTGATAATATGGGTGGTATAGTATTTAAAACAAGAGGCAAGGAGGGTAAACTTAACCCAAATATGACATTGGATGGAAACGGTAAATTGGCCTTGGGTACACACAAATCCCACCCATCCGCGCTATTGACACTCAACTCTAAAACGAGTGGATTATTATTACCTCGAATGTTAAACGAAGAAATGCACAAAATAAATAAACCCGAACCGGGATTACTTGTGTATGATACCGATAATGACGCGGTGTATGTATATAAAAAGTCTGGTTGGGTTGAAATAAAATAGGCTATAATATAAATGGTGAAGAACCTCAACACTATCGATAGATCCGAACGGATCAGGATAGGGAAGCATGTTCCTGACGAACAAGCTATTAACACCATAATAATCAATGCTTCCTCAAACGTGGTAGAGGCGTCACAGGAAGGATTTTATGTATCACCAGTTCGTCTAAATCAATCGATTTTATCGAATGCAATGTGTTATGATGTGATAACCAAGGAAATAGTAGATAGTGGAAAGTCTATAAATTTACAGGGTGTATCTGAGACTGGAAATACAACATCGGAAACGTTGCAATTTACAAATAATACGACAGGATTTATAACGACGTCAAATGTTGGTATAGCAAATAGCTCTCCAACTCACGCTTTATCTGTTGGGGGAGACGCATACGTAAGCGGAAATCTCACCGTTTTGGGTCAAACAACATCCATACGAACAGAAAATACCACTATAAAAGATGCCATTTTAGAACTCGGTGAAAATAATACGGGTGATATTGATTTGGGTGTATTGATGACCAGACCTTCATCTAACGTAGCCACCGTGTATCTTGAATCAACCGATGAATATGCGATTGGTTATACACAAAATTCGGCGACCGATACACATGTTCTCATAGATACGTCTAATCCTATAGAGATGCGAGTGTATGGTAATATCACGGGTGATTATATAACAGCTGATGGTTCAAATATAGCAAATGTGGTGAAATATAGTGATCTTTCTGCAAATGTAGCACTTTTGAGGACAGATATAGATTCAAACACTAACGCGCTTAGAACCGATCTACAATCCAATATCACCATCACTGAAAGTACCCTTCGGAATGAAATGACGGCTAACACTAACGCGCTTAGAACCGATCTACAATCCAACATCACCATCACCGAAAGTACTCTTCGAAGTGAAATGGCAGCAAATACTAACGCGCTTAGAACCGATCTACAATCCAACATCACCATCACCGAAAGTACCCTTCGGAATGAAATGGCAGCAAATACCAACGCTCTTCGAACCGATCTACAATCCAATATCACCATCACCGAAAGCGCTCTTCGGAGTGAAATGGCAGCAAATACTAACGCGCTTAGAACCGATCTACAATCCAACATCACCATCACCGAAAGCACTCTTCGAAGTGAAATGACGGCTAATACTAACGCGCTTAGAACTGATTTACAATCGAATGTCACAGAGGTTAAAAATTCACTCAGAGGTGAAATGGCTGGAAACACGACTGCACTCCGAAATGATTTACAATCCAATATCACCATCACCGAAAGTACTCTTCGTAGTGAAATGGCGTCAAATACAGTCACATTACGAAACGAAATAGCACTTAAATCGAACATCAATAACCCCGTTTTTACAGGGCTGATCACAGGTGATGGTGGTGCTATATCGAATATTTCACTTCAGCACGTCACGGAATATGGTAACTCGAGTGACCGAACAATAGAATTGACAAATACACTTTCGCTCGTCACGACGGGTAATGTTGGTGTGAATATAAACAACCCGCAGAGAACTTTACACGTAGGAGGTGAAATCCTCGCCGATGATGATATCACAGGTGTTGATTTTTTCGGAGACGACGCGACGTTTACGGGTGGTCTCACTGTGTCTGGAGACTCACTCTTTTATGGAAACTTGGAAGTTCGTGGAAACACGACCTATTTGTCCACTCAAAACTTACTAGTGGAAGATCCAAT